AAATGTAAAAGCCGTTCCGCGTTTGCACTTTAAGTCGAAAGAGTATTACGAGGTTTATAGTACGCTTATTGGAACAAGATACGAACGAAAATGTCCGGACATCCTTGCTGGAAATAAATTTTACGAAGTAGAAAGTTACACCCCACCCTTTAAAAGGGACAAAATAAGCGGTATGCTCGGAAAAGGACTTAGGCAGTCCCCGAACATTGTAATTGATAACAACAAAGGTGCGTCCGACAGAATAATAAAAAAAGCAATATTTAACAGAATTAGAATATGTCAGCACATTGACGAGGTATGGCTGTATGAAAAAGGGAAGATTCGACTGCTCTTTAAAAGCAACAGGGGGAGCGAACTCCCCACTGCGATGTGCAAATCCGCAGAATTGCCTTCCAATAAAATATTGGCGTTGCAAAGATACAAAAAATATTAATACAAAAGATTTTTAAAAAATAATTTTAGATTATGAAACACGAATTTTATCTAAACAACGAATTATTAGACGTGGACGACAGCATGGCGTTCCAATTAATTTACCAATCGCCCGCCTTTGGCGACCTGTCGAAACTGACAACACATTACAGCACATCATTAAAGTTCCCACTGACGGCAAACAACCGGCGAATTATCAACAACATTGATTTGCAGGACATCGTTACGGCGTTTCCGTACAAAAAGCACGTCATGGATTATTACCGAAATGGGGTGAATATTGTCCTTGACGGGGAATGTATTGTCTTGGGCGTTGAGGAGACGCATGTGGAACTGCAACTTATTTGGGGAAATAAGGAGTTGCTGGCACCGTTGAAAGATAAAAAGTTGAAGGATTTGCCATTGATGTATGCAGAATGGACACTTGACGGTGTGTCTGACATGCATAATCACGGGTTGAAAAATTACGGTTTTCTATTTATGGATTGGGGTGGCGGAGCCACTAATCCCGAACACCACCTCCCATCTGTGCGCGTTGGTCATATTGCCAGAGAAATAAACAAGATTGTAAAACTTGTTGAATTACCAATGAGCGATTTGGATTTATTATATATTCCAACGATTGACAGGTCGTCAGAAGGAGCCGACTGGTCGTTGAATGATTTAAAATTTATAATAAAAACATCTAATTTTTATTATCAAACAACGGAGTGGGGTGTTAGCAATTTTGCTGTATTAGAAAAAATTGAAGACCAGTGGGAAGAAATAGAAGACGGGGCATATCCAGATATGATAACCGTTAAAGGGGATGGGGTAATTACGCTTGAAGGAAATCCGTCATATTGGATTGTTCAAAGCCATATCCCGCATATAAACAAATTGCACGGAAAAATAAAAATACACAAAAACAATATGTCAGATGACAAAATATGGGAATTTGATAGTTATATTGAAGCGGGGCAGTTTTTAAAATTTGATATATTTTTAGAAGACGATGTAAAAGAGGGTGATGTGTATATCTTCCGTATGATGATGTATTACGAGGATGATGCCGAACCGCCACACACAACGCCTTTTTATAGCCAAATTATAAACGGGACAATTTATTGCCGCAGAATATATGACGCAATGCTGTTCCCATTCCATGGTTATCCAATAAACATCAACCTTCCAGATATAACATATTTAAATTTTCTGCAAATGCTAATGTGGATATATGGATTGTTTCCGTATTATGATTACGATAAACCAGACGAAATTTCTTTTTTTAAAATTGATGACATAATTAGCAATGGGGACAACGGCAATTATTATGACTGGACAGGAAAACGGTTAAATAAAAACATAAAGCATTCATATACCTATGGCGATTATGCACGGAATAATATACTCGACTATAAAAAAGATGACACGGTCGAAATTGATGCAAGCGGGGTTATTAAAGTGTCCAATCAAAATATTGATACGGAAAAAAAACTTGTTGAGATGCCGGTTTCCGCAACAGATTCTGTGGGGGAAGAATATATGGCTATCATTCCTGCGTTTACGATAGAAATCAGCAATGAAAAAGAGAAAATAACATTCAAAAAAACATCTCCGCGCATTGTTCAGGGCACAACAAATATTAACAATAGATGGTTTGGCACATTTAAGCCCGATATGTGTTTTGGAGGAGAAGATGGAATAATTGCCAAACGATACGAAAAGTATCAAGACGTAATAAAAACACCGCGCGTCATCACAGCGGAATACCTACTCAGTGAAATAGATTTGATAAACTTCGATATGCGCAAGCCAATATGGGATTATACGCTTGGGCGAATGTATGCGGTAATTAAACTTACACTACAAACAAACGGGGTGGCAAAAATTGAAATGATAGACGTTTCGCTTATTCCGATGGAGTAAATTTTTGAAAAAAATACTGATAAATACCGCCAAAAGAATACGGTACGTCAATATAAGTGTCATCTATAACGTGTAACAAGTTGTCCCCGAACAAAATAGAATCCTGCTTACCATACGACATCAAATACCATGTATTATAAAAGTTGTTTTCAAAATACAAATGATATACATTTTTTCTATATTTTTCTACCTTTCCGGATGATTTTAATTCGTGTTCCGGATAATTTGCATGGTATAGAAAAAAACTATCATTTTTAAATTCATATAAAATTTTAGAAAACAAATCAAATTCCCATTCATTATCACCAATTTTTGTTCCATACTTCAGCCACCACCCCGTCAATTCAATTTCATCCTCCGCCACCTGAAAGGTCGGCTCGGCGTCCTTATCCTTTTTGCAGCCAAAAGCCAAAAGCAGCAGCAACACCAAAATTTTACTCCGTGTTTTCATTTTTTTTGTCCTTTAATAACGGTTTCAGTGATTTCAAAATATCGTCATAATAACCATAAATATCGTCTATTGTTTCAATGGGAAGCCGCACCTCTTTTCCGTCCCGGAATACCCCGACAGACTTGCTTTTTCCATCAAGACGAAGTCGGCAAAACACCCTCCATCCATCAAGGAGAACGCTAAAATAATGAATGCTGTCCTTGTAGGAGATTCTTGAAGCGTCAACGTCTTTACGAAGAATTGACTTTATAAGGGTATAAGCCTGCAACTCCTCGACGGTGGTGATGATTTTATTGGTGTTATCCTCCGTCTCCGCCTGTTCGTCCTGTTTTGGTTGTTCTTCTTTGGGCTCGGAAGACAACGCAGATTTTAATCGTTCATTAATGCGGTCATTGACATAGACGTTAAGCGACCGTTTCATCAGCCCCGTAAACTGTTCAATAATCCTCGCTGTTACCTGTCCGCTGTAAACACGTTTTGCAAACAGTCTGACAAAGTCCTCGCCCGGACTGTTAAACTCGTCATTGATAATCTTTTTCAGTTCGTTGGTATATTTCAACTCGCTCGCAGAACTCAAAATGCTTTCAATGTTAAACGCCGACTTGTGAAACTTCTTTAACTCTTCGATATGTACATCCCGAACATCCATCATGTCAATTTCCAAAAATGGCTTTTCGTCCATTTTGTTCGCCGTGTCCAAGTCGGTGTAAAATCGGTATTTCATTCCGTTTGTCAAAACGCCGAATTTCGCAGGCGATACGTGAAAATACCGCAACAGTTGATTATCGTGCAGGGTTAGTTCCTGCTCCCAATGCTTGCACTCCATCAGAATTATGGGTTGACCATCCTTCATTATGGCATAATCAATCTTTTCCCCTTTTTTTGTTCCGATGTCGCAGATGTATTCCGGCATAACCTCTAACGGGTTAAACACATCATATCCTAACGCCTGTATAAACGGCATTATCAGGGCGTTCTTCGTCGCCTCCTCTGTGTGCAGATTATCCTTTAACTTCTCCGCTCTTTCGGAGATAAGTTTTAATTGGTCTTTTAAGTCCATAAACAAATATTTTTAAGTGCTGCAAAGGTACGCAAAAATCTATTACTAATACGTATCGGCACGCCAAAATCATCACTTTTTGCAACTTTTTCTCAAAATCAGGCGCAAAAAACACCGATTTTTTGCCTGTTTTTCAAAACAAAATCAAAAAAAATCACATTTTTTCACATTAAAATCATAAAACATTGATTGTCAACAGTTTACAACAACAAAAAAAGCACAAAAAAATCGCTTTTTTGCAAAAAAAATTTGTTCAATTCAAATAAAAGTTGTATCTTTGTGGTGTAAAACTTAAAAATATATAAGAGATGAACACACAGAAACAGTTAATGATTGGCGGAACAGCCCTCAACAAGTTGGGCAGCACAAGACAAACAAATGACGTAGATTATTTGATTTGCGATAAAGATAGCAACCTCGCCTTTATGCACGACAAGGAAAAGAACATAGATTATTGCAATGCCAACGGCAACAAATTCTTTGCAGACGTGTGGAAAATGGAGGAAAAAAACAATGGCGAAATTGCAAGCCCGCAGGCATTGCTCGAACTCAAAGCGTATGCCTTTGTGCAGCATTGCCAAAACGGATTTTGGAAAAAAGCCGACAGTTGCGAGTTTGACATAAAGTTTCTTGTTAGAGAGTTTAACCTGAACGGCGTTAAACTTGTCAACAAATACACGAGCGCCGGCGAGTTGTCAGAGATAAACAAAGTGATAAAATCAGTACGCAAATAATAGTTTTAACATAAAGGGTGAAAAGAGGGCTGGCAACCCTCTTTTTTTATTTAGAAAAAGGGGGCGGAGAGCCCCCTTTTTTGTTTAACTTAAAAATATTTTTCCGAAGAATAAAAAAGAAAGTGCAAAGATACCGCAATATTCGACACGTGGCGCATATTGAAGCTTTTATTTCAATACATTGAAACGAAAATTTCAGTGTAAAAATTTGGCAGCCAGTCAATTACGCCATACTTTTGCCGAAAAAATACCATGATAAAGATAAATGGAATAATCGGCATAGCGGACAAGAACACAAAGGAGAAATATTACTCTTTAATTGACTTAATCACAGCGGTTAAGAAACTCCCCGAAGACGAACCCGTCCACATCCTTATAAACTCTCCCGGCGGAGACATGGAGACGGCATTCTCCATGCACGACTACCTCCGCGCTCTCGGACGGACAATCACGACGGAGTGTGTCGGCACATGTGCGTCGGCTGCAACAATCGTATTTCTCGCAGGAGACAAACGAATTGCGAATTGCCCGATTGTCATACACAACCCATGGACGACGACACAGGGCAACGCCGAACAGATACGCGACGTTGCCGATTGGATAGCGGAATGCGAAAAACGAATGGAAAAGTTCTATTCCGAAAAAACCGGACAGGACGCAAAGACGCTCTCGGCATTAATGGACGAAGAGACGTGCATATCGCCAAAACAGGCGATAATATTAAAATTTGCAACAGAGGCGAAACCCATAGCGGTAGCCTTTATCAATAATCAAAAAATTATTCACAAACCTATTTCAAAAATGGCAGAAAACAAAAAAACAGGTTTCTGGGCGAGATTCGGGCAGGCTTTCGCAAGCCTGGACGGCGAAATTCCCGAACCACAATCAGGAAAGCCGCCCGTTAACAGCATGGTGTTGTCAACGGTAGATGGCGAGGAAGTATCTATTGACAGGGAAGAAGGCGCGCCGGAAGTCGGCGACACCGCCTCCCCCGATGGCGAATGGACGATGCCGGACGGTAGCGTAATTATTATCGTTGACGGCGTCATCACGGAAATCCGACCCGCAGAGGGCGAAACGGAAATTGAAGCGCTGAGAGCCGAAAACGAGCAGTTAAAGGCTGAACTCGCGCAGGCAAAGGCAACCGCTCGCACGCAGGACGAGTTGAAAGTATTAAACGCCGTGAAGATGGCGGGTGGGTATGAAAAAGTATTCGCTCAAATCAAAACGACGTATAAACCGAAACCCCGTGCGCAGGCAATCACCAAGCCGGAGAACACCGGAACGGGCGGCAAGGTTGCGGAAAAATTGGCAATTTACAGAGAAAAAAAGGGGGTGTAACATGGCAAGCACAGGATTTGACTTTATGAACCAATTTGCCGTGAGCAATCAGGGCATCATGGACTTGCGCGAACTTCTTTTCTTGGAGGTGCTGCAATCCGGGTCTATCAACGAAATCATAGACGTTGTTACCGGCGTTATTCCCGGCTCCCGCGTTGGCGGAGTTGGCGAGATGTCTCCCGTTGGGCTTCCGTCAACCGGATGCAATGTGCAGTGGAAAGCGTCTAAAATCGCTACCGCAGAGAAAATCTGGGAACTCGGAGGATACGAAGTTGCAGAAAAACTCTGTTATGCCGACCTGGAATCGACGATGGTGCAATTTGCCATGCGTCGGGGAACCGACCGCGCAGACTTAACCGGCACGGATTACATGGATGTCATCGTAGAACCGCTTTTGCGCCAGGCATTGGAAAAAATGATTTGGCGTTTAACGTGGTTTGGC